CTTGTAAGGTTTTAACTTTCTCACTTGCTTTGAAGTATAAGCTTCAGTGCCGAACATTTTGAATACAGCCTTCTGGACTTCATCCTTATCAGCATTACCCTTTCCAGCTACTTGTAGTTTTATCGTAGACGGTGCATAGGAGTGAATCTCTAAAGGTTCTTGTCCCATCCAAGATTGGCAGCACTCCTCGACTACCCCTGTAGCTTTACTTACAAGGGAAACAGAGCGGAACTTATTCATATCAGCACCTTGACCTTCTTTGATGAACACTTGAGGGGCAAACCTTTCGAGGATTTCATATAAGGAGCATCTTAAAGTACGAAGTCTTTCACCGTCTGATAGCTTTATTTTATTCTTTCCAGTGCCTACTGAGGAGGGGATAGCTATATGAGTTACATACACAAGAGAAAGACCCCCTGAAGGGTCTCTATCAAGTATGGTCACTCCAGTGCTTCTTGCTGAGATGTCTAAACCTATGAACCTAGTTGAATTCATCATAGTCAGCTCCATAATGCGCCTCTAATAATCTCATTTGTTTCTTTAAATGTTTACGTAATTTCTTCATACCTTTGTAGTTTAAACTCATCGTTGAGAACTTTCCATCTTCGTTTATAGATAAGTCGACAGCCTTCTCATTTAAAATGTTCATGTCATTGGTCTTCAGGTAATCTCTCACTGGATAAACCTCACATTTAATTTTCACGTTTCATTTTCTCCCTTCCTTGTCTGATTTCTTCCAAGCACTGCCAAGCACATTTCTTCTCGAAAGTTGTGTACTCTTTAGACTTGTCTATTTCATTTACTTTCATTGTCAGCTTGTCCCATTCTTGATTTGTCATATTCACAATGGCTGAAATCTTATGAGAGTTGAAATTCCAATTTAGTGGATCAAGAGGTGGCTTGATGTCAGTATCTTTTAAGCTCCATAGTGACTTAAGGTATTCCGTGTGAGATTTCTTTTCCTCAGGTGAGATATATATCCCGAAAACCCTGCAATCAGGGTACTTCGTCTTAGTTTCCTCATCTTGAGTCCATCCCTTCTTAGAACAATTCTGATATAGAATGAAGTAATAATCTAAGTCGTACATAAGCGCATAAGTTTTACTTTGCTGAATATGTTTAGCTTCAGCGCACTTCATCTTATATGTACCAGTTGAGGCGTTCGTCGTCTGCTTAGATTTAACTTCGAAGCCAATTCGTAAAGGTACTCCATATCCTTTAGGTCTAGGCATTCCGATAGGGACATACTCTTCATAGTTTAAAATCCCATCACAGGTACCCCACACAGGCACCCCGTCAAGCTCGTGATACTCTCTAGCAAACTCTTCAAACATTGGGTAATGCTTCGGGAAGCCTGTATAGTTTCGGATTACTCTCTCGAAAGCAAAATCAACTTGAGCTTTTCCCTTCTTAGTCCAATGCTCAGCAGCTAATACTTGTTGTTGCCATACATCCCCTACAGCCGTCCCGATAGCTTGCCACCTTGTGTGCACCTCGTCCTGAGGCTCATCAAGTAAAAACGTATCAGGCTTGTATCCGTGAAGGTGCATCCATACAGCTTGCTCATCTGATCCTACCATAGAAGGGCGAATCCATTTCTTCACAGGAGGGTTATACCATTCAGGATTTAACTCTTGATGGACTAGAGCTTCATAGAAATTACGGTGCCAGTCTTTCATGATAGGGTCGTTCGATAAGTTCTTCCTGAAGTATGCATCCATTTGAGACTTGAACTTGTCAGCAAGCCCTTCAATGAAAACCTGCTGAGGTTCTTTTTCCTTTACTTCTAAGAATGCTTGTCCTTTTTTAGCGGTACGTGTACTACCCATTATTATTCCTCCTCTGTTTTAACTATCTTTATACTAACATGTTAATCTATTAAGTGTCAACATTATTTTGACATCCAATTACGCTCTTCCCAAAGTTTATTATACTCGTCTTGCTTACTTAGATACTCTGTATAGCCTATCATATCTTTCCAGTTCTTCCCTACAGCGATATCTGTTACGACGTCTATATTGTGAAGAGTCACCGTCTGAGTCATAATCTTTTCTATCCAGAGAATCTCCTCTTCAGTTACATCATTTGGGGCATAGAAAAGTAATTCATCATGTACGGTGGCAAGTAAGTAGAACTCTCTGCCATTATCCCTTTTATGCTTGCACCACCTGTCGAACTCAATCATTACCCTCTTAGTCTGCTCGGCAGATGTACCTTGAATGACTGAGTTAACTGCCTGACGGTCAATCCCTCCCTTGATGCTCTTCTGTTTCCATTGAGGCAATAACCCCCAAGGTACAAGGATATCCTTTCCTTTACGTCTATCTTCTAAGTTATACCCTTTCTGTCTCATCTTATCGACAACTACAATGTTTTTACTTTCTTCCATGTACACTTCTTTAGGTAAAGGGAGTCTTCTCTTGTTTCCAAACTCCATAAGTACATATCCCTTCTCAGACGCCAACTTTCTAGTTTTGATCATCCATGGCTCGATGGAAGGGAAAGCATCTAAGAAGTCTCTAATTACTTTGTTTCCCATCTTAGTTGCATCCTCTTTAGTTGCTTCCTTCTTGATGCCTTTGTCTTCATAGATTGCCGGTAAGATACTGAATCCTAACTCTACAGGGCTTATCCCGTAAGTTACGGCAAGTACGATTACCTTTGAAAGGTTACGCCACTGAGTACCGTCACCGCACTCCTCATAAGGTTTATTAAACACATCCGATCCAATCTTAGAGTAAAAGTCTATTCCGTCTTCCCATCCTTTTATCATCTTAGCATCTTGACAGAAGTGCCCAAGCCACCTGTTTTCCTGACCTCCAAAGTCAGCCGATACGATAACTTGCCCGTCTGGAGATTCAAATGATTGGCGAATGATTTTGTGTATCTGTTGAGCGTTGAACTCTACAGAACTAAATCTACCTGTAACGGTACCCCGTGGCTTGAAACTTGAATGGTACCTACCAGTTGACTTTTTACGGAAGTTCGGGAGCTTGTCCATGAAGTCATTTTTTAGCTTAGACATCCCTCTCCACTCTAGAAGTTTTGCCACTACAGGGAACTGAGACTTTAGAGGTTTAAGTATCTTCTTTCCAGTTCCTTTTATATTCTCTCCAGTTGCTTTCTTTAAAGCTGGTAACAACTGAGCAGGACTTCCAAAGTTGATATACCCTAATTGTTTCATTAAGTACTCTTCAAGGATATCAATATCTTTTCCGTACTCGATAGCTTGTTGTCTCATATGTCTCTCGTTGATGATGAACCCTACACGCTCCATATCAACCACTACTTTAATGAGAGGGCGTTCAACTTCAAGGTACTCTTTCCAGACTCTAGACATTCCGTACTTGTCACCCTCAGCGGTTGCAATACCTTCATAGAATTTATATAGCTGATAAGTTATCTTTGGATCATTTGCCCCGTAGTATCTCGCATACTTTAACGGAACACCTTCAAAGCCTCCATTCCCGAATAGGTCTCCGTACTTATCAGAGGGGATGCCTAGGTACTTAGGTACAAGACTCTTTAGAGCATGACTCATTTCATTCTCGTTAAACATGTGAGCTATCGTCTGCGTACAGTGCCATTCTCCAGAGATTGAAATATCATCGTTGATACACATATGCATATCATACTGGGCGTTGTGCAAAACCTTAAGAGGGACATCCTTAAGTATTTGTTCAGAATATCCGTTTGCGCCTTCTACGTCCAATTGAGATTCACCAGTAATATGTCTAAATGGGATGTAATAGCTCTTATCACTTACAGGATTATACATACAATGTCCTACTATCTTATCATTGTACTTGTCCAATCCAGTTGTCTCTGTATCGTAACCCATTTCAGTTACACCTATAAAGTCATGGAACATCTCCATTGCCTCACCATCGGTGGTAACCAAGATATAATTATCAGGGGTCTTCTCTACAAGTTCCTCCAAGATTTCTTCCCTCACAAGCTCCTTAACTTGCTGATATAGTCTCATAGCTTCCGCTTTAGTGAATTTACCTTGCTTCTTGCCTTCCTTTACAGGCTCCCGCCCTATCTTGCCCTCATCCATAAAGCGTTTAACTTGACGGCATTTATCCTTATCAGATTCAGAAGCTTTAGAGTTGAATATTGCTTCCCAGCATTCTTCCATTGTAGGAACATACTTGGCTTCCTTTACAGCTTTTTCTTTCTTGTTTATCTTTGAAGCTATTTCACATGTGCAGGTAGCCCATCCCCTAACGTCACCTGGTAAATCTTTCCCGCATTTCTTACATGTTGGAATCTCAATAGTCTTGCCGTATGAGGTTGATATCTTTCTCATTTGTTTTCCTCCTGAGTGTCCTTTTCTCTCGGACGTTTTATTTACTTACAAGTCAATCCTACCATTCTATGAATCTAGTGTCAACATTTAGAACATAAAAAAAATAACCCCGAAGGGCTATTCTACAAAAATCCCTGCATCGGGAACTGGTAAGTTTATATTCGTGAATGTATTCCCTTGTGAAGTGAACTTTCTCATGTGATTCTTATTTGTATAATACTTCAAAGCTAAAGGAGTAGCTCCTGTATAGTTAAAGCTGCATTCTTTCAAGACAACCTCATTAGATAACGTTCCAGCGCCTGAGAATAATACCCCTATAAAGGTTGCATTATTGATTGTAACCTTACAACGTATAGCCTTGTATGTTGTGTACTCCCTGTTAGTTTCTGAATAGAATAGATACAGCTTTGAGTTAAAGACTAGTGAGCAATCCTCTAGAGAAGTATACGGGGTTTGATTGTCTGTGTTGGTAATACCTGTCTGGACTACCGTATCAGTTAACTTACAGTTTTTAAATTCGGTATTAAGAGGAGAGCCACTGAAGATATGATTTCTTACTTCACAGTTTACCAATTCTGAATTCTTTATAGTACACACCTCAGATATTTTAGTGTTTAATGGTTCAATACGTACTCGTAAGTTTTCAAAGGAGCAATTGTCGAACTCGTACACCTTCATAGTTAATTCTCGTTGAGTTCCAAGTGACTTAAATGTACAATCTTTTATCTTTCCAGACTTTATCCACGCTGATGTTATTGTTTCCGTATAGGTTACATGATTATGAGAGAACGTGCAATTATCATTTATGAGAATGGAAACTGGATTGTCAAACCTGTTGTTCATTACCTCAATACGGTAATCCACTGAGGTTAAATTCGTTGTTCCACCTATAAAGGTATTATCTGTAACGTTGATATATGGGGAGTAGAACACTGGAGACATCACCCCGAGATTTACTTGACAGTTGTATAATGTATTGCCTCTTATCTTAGCAGTGATAGTACCATAAATGTTAATTGCAATATAATCTATATTGTAAATATTATTAGAGTATACATCTATATCGTAACACCCTAAAAGGAGTCCGTGATAGCTGCCATAAATATCATTGTGCCTAATAACACAGTTAGCTCCATAGCTATCTTCCATATTGATTGCGTACCTTGTCGGATCGTTGAATATAGGTTTCCCGTCCAAGAACCTTCCAAGCCCCTTCCCGTTATCCCTAATTGTATTGTGTTCTATAATGTTGTAACTGCCTCCCAAGGTGATACCCCCACGGTGTCCGTTGTATATCTCACAGTGTCTTACTACGTTGTGACTCGGGATAGAGCCGTACCAAATAGTTAACGCTAAGTTTTTAGTAATAGAAGTCTCATCAAAGAATTGAAGGCGGTACTTTCTCGCATTTGTCGGCACTGTTATATCTGAATAGATACGTCTCTTTTTATGAACTCCTAAGAACTTGTCCGACTGATCATAAAAGAAAATATCAAAGTTTTTACTTGAAAGGTTCGTAGTCCTAGCATATCCAGCCCCAGCTACAAACATAGTTTGATACATCGGGATTAGGTCTTGGGGAAGAGATAAATGTTTCGTTATGATGTTCTTACCTGTATTCGCTATAGGAAGCCCTGACAGGTAGTCTAATGAGTTGACCGTCAATCCAGCATCAAACTCCCCGTACCCTGCATAGCCAGTACTTAGGAATGATACATTGTCTCCCATGTAATCCCTCACGGTACAGTTTCGCAGACAGTTATACTTCGCACCTTGTCGGAATGAAACCCCGTAGGAGTGCTCTTGAGCCACCTCCTGAGCGTTTACAAAGCTCCTATCCTCTCTACAGCCTACTATCTCCCCGTTGTACAAATGAGCTCCTGTAACTTTAGAGAAGACAAAGCTCGTCCCTTTAAAGTTGTAATAATCTAAAGTGGTTCTAACATCAAAGGGGGACTTCCTATCTGAATCGTAAATCACTTTCAACTTACTTCCATTGAGGTTTAAGTTCACATTAGACTGCATCAAAATCTCACGAGGGTAACACAATGAGTATGTCCCTCTCGGAAGTACTACCTCATTAAAGTTGTTCTCATATGCATAATGTAAAGCGTTGTTGATACCTTGGATGTTTTTATCTGCTTGGATGTAATCCTCATTTGTGTAAGGCTTTGGAGGAATACCTTGTTTGATTCCGTACAATTCTAGATTAACTAGGTAGGTCATCTTATCACACTCCATTTAGTATTGAGCTTTTGCTCTACTTTATAAATTCGTTAACGGAGGTGCTAAACCTTTAAGTTTCGTACCTTAAAAGGTGACAGCATATTCAGACAAAATAAAAAGAACCCTGTAAAGGATTCTCTTAAGTTTTTCTTACCTTATTACTCCATAGACAACTGACATACGTACGGGAACAATTGAATATCCTAGACACCTCAGTCATTGTTTTGCCTGAATCCTTTAGACTCCTTATATTGTTTACAGTTTCATCTGTAAACTTACAGAGATTAGATACCTCACCTCTGACATGTTTCAGCTTCCCGTTATCTCTAGCATGAATGATGTTTTCTTTATTAGTCACCCATTCTAAATTTGTTGATACATTATTTTTCTTATCACAGTCCATGTGATTTACAAAAGGCTTTCCTTCCTCGTTAGACACAAAGTGATCGGCTACTATTCTATGTACTCTATACGATTTTTGTTTATTATTTACTTGAATGTTCACTCTTACATATCCGTGGTTGGAAATACTTCCCTTTAAAATATTTAGTTTCTTTTTATGTCTGATCCTTCCAAGGTTACTTACTTGATGCCTTGGAAGGTAATCAATATCTTTCCATACCTCACTAGAAGTCAAACTTCTTTGACGTAGCCCCAAACTGTTTCACCGCCTCTTCTTTATCTGGCTCTCGAACATATCCTATTGCAGGCAAATAAACCCCTTCAAAGCATACGCCTTCACCGCCTTGACGTCCTTTTCTGATAGACAATTGAAAGCGTCCATCACAGCTATCGAATGCAAACAAGTTGAATGCGTCTTCGAGAAGCGCTGAAGTCTTTTTAACTTCGGAGCGGTCAGGTACGTTGAGCTCTCTTTTGTCATCCGATCCTTTCTTGTCCTCATCAGCTTGCGTAATTGCAAATATGATGGTGTCTGTCGAACCTGCAACCCTATTGAGCAATTGACTTGTACTTGTAGCGGCTCCTCCTGTCGTGTTGTTTGAATTTCGCTCGTAGTCAAGCAAATAGAACGGGTCAATAATAACAATGTCAGCTCCCGTATTGAGTATGTCCCTCTCAAGGTCTTTAACCGTTCGACTATGAAAGTCTCTGTCTGTTTTACCACGGACAATGATGTCTCCTGATAGATACTCTCCCATGTTACGTCCAAACTTGATGAAATCTTCTCTTTGACTTTCTTCAAGCTTTCCTCCGATAAGGTCGTTACTTTTGAAACCAGCAAGGTAATCAACTCCTTTAATGTTTTGTTGTACCAATTTAGCGTTTGCCGAAACGAATGAGTAAGCTCTCGAGAGCCACTCGAAGCGATTCATTTCCAATGCCCATACAAGTACTTTCGCTCCCTGGAATTGAGCCATATGAGTAGCCTCGATAGATGTCACTACAGACTTACCTCTACCAGATCGAGCATACCATGTGTAAACATTTCCTGTACAGTAACCACCTATCTCACGATTGATTGTCTCAAATGAGCTCTTAAAGTGTCTGTTACTATTTCCAGTTTCACGGTCTCCCATTTCAGAAAGGAAATCATCGAAGTCATCCTTTAAGCTTGTCCCAACTTTTACGGAAGAACTTGTATCTTGAGATATCTTTTCTAGACGGGTAGTCATCTCTTCCGTCCACGTATCAACGTCCATATCTCCCCAGTTATCAATATGGTGATTCATGAAGGTTTCAATCTCTTTAGATTTACGTTTCTTCTTAGCCGTCTTTACAAGGTACTCATATGAATCTGTAACGTCTTCTCTATAGTTAAACTCTGGAACTGTAGAGATAACTGTACGGTAATCTGGAATGTTATCAAACTCGTCATTGTATTTGATGATGAAATCGAAAGCTTTCTGCTCAGGGACTGTCTGGAAATCTTCTTTCTCCAGTCCCCACTTTAAAGCCTCCTTTAAGTTTTGTGTTTCAATTATTTTAGATAATATCATTTCTCCTGAGAATAAGCTCATGTGTTTCTCCTCCTAGTATGTACTACATTTTCCCTCGCTGGCTCTCACCTACAAAGTTAAACTCTACCGTGTATCTTCTAATTCTATCGTAAAGCCTTTGGTCGTATATGTCAAGCATCTCTTTCAAGGGAACATTCGAGGTATAAATACTCGTAAGATTCTCTACTGTACGGTGATTAATTAACTCATGAATGTCACCTCTAAAGGCTTCAGATACGTCCCTTAAAGCCATCTCATCGAAGATACATAGTCTTGCCTTCTTAGCTTTAAGGAGCATGAGGTAATACTCTGAAGATGATTCTTCACGGATATCTTGAGGAGTACCTCCTCGGTTTGCCTTCAAGTATAGTGATTGTAATTTAGGCATATCTATAAAGTACACTGGACGGTAGAAACTATTAGGGTCTTCCAACATTACAGAACGGATATAACTGTAATGTAAAAACTCATTCGCTAAAGCACATGAGCTCTCGGTCTTTCCAGTCCCTGTTTCCTTAGAGTAAAAGAATAAATCCTTCAAGCGGTTCTCTTTATCGTTTCTCTTCACATTGAAGGCTTTCTTAAATGTCTTCACGTACTCTTCTAAGTTTCGATACACATTAGATTGTGCTTCTTTACTTCGTGATGTCTCTAATGTTGTTTGTTTATACTCAGAAGGTATCCCTGCATCGTGCTGCTTACCTCCGTTGCCGTCTAGTCCCTGCACTTGAATGAAAGCCCCACAAGGTGACTTGCACGTGCTGGCTTTCTCACATGATCCTCTTAAGATACATTCTCTCATTTGTTTTCTTCCTCCTCAGCTATATCTAACATCATCTCATACGCTTCTATGCTCCCAAGAACATAACCTTTCATGAACTCTGTATCAGCCCCAGCTTCCATATCTTTTAACTTCTCAATCTGATCTAGTATACATTGTCTCATTTGTTTCCCTCCTTAGTTTTATTTACCTTCCTAGAATACATTACTATAATCCACAAAGTCAATATTCTTTTGAGCTTCTAACTCTTTACGTCGTTCTTCCTCTTGCTTGCGCTTATAAAGTATTGCTGGGAGGTGACCGTCTTTCATGTAAGTTATCATAAAGTGGAATGACGGGATAGGGTACTGCCTGTTCCCCTTATAAGTCTTCATACATGCATAGATAAACTCCTTAGTAACTTCTCTCCCGTGTTTCTTCACAAAAGCTGATATCATTGCATTCTCTTGACGGACATTGCCACAACTGTATTCTATCTTGAATTTAGCTTTAGTGCAAGCGTTCATGTAATCTCGGAAGGTTGTACTATTCCACTTAGAAACTGGACAGGATTTCCATCTCTTTCTAGCTGCCCCTTTTCCGACAGTGGTTAAATTCTTATACGCTAACTCCTTTCCCGTTTCGTCCATCAATTCCATATTATCTATTTTATCATCTACACTCAACCCATCTAAAACTACCATATGTATTTTACCCCCTAGTATTATCCTTTAATGTTTAATAGATATATAGGAGTCCTTCGGACTCTAAGTGATAGCAGTACTCGTAGAGTACTGCATGTACTTCTTTAGAAGTACATTATCTTTTAATCTTTATATCTTTAAAGCTCTTAAGGTCTTTTCTATCTTACAGTTATTATATTAAACTATAAGTCTATTCATTGTCAACGGTAACTATGCAAATAAATTATATTATTTTTATGCCACTCATTATATCATAACTCGAGAAGTATTATGTAAGTAAATAAACATAACTCGAAAGGATTGGATATCATATGACAGTACTAAAAGGATTTGATTTCAGTAAGCCAGACAACATTAAGAACGCTGAGAGTAATGAGGAAACAGAACACTTTTACCGATACGTAAAGGCTGGAGAGACTATCTCAGTAGGATTACTTAAACCTTCAGAGTATGCTCAAGTTGAGGTATATGACGTTTATCCAATTACGCAAACTGTAGGGATTCCACAAGAGGATTTATTCCTTAAAACTAAAACTGAAATGTTTAACTTAGCAGATAAAGCGAAAGCTGATGCGTTGGGAATGTCTGAAAAGGAAGCTACAGAGGCATATAAAAAGATGACACCTGATGAGAAAGAAGCTTTCAAGAAAAATAATGGAGCTATCTGGTACCACTTACTTGTACAGGGATATCGTTTTGATAAGCAAGTGAGATTCTTATTCGGATTCTACGACTTCAATACAGGTTCTCCTTTCGTGATTCAAACTACAAAGAAACAAGCTGAAGGTATCTATAAGAAGATATCCGCAGCATGGACACCTGCAAGTGAGGGAGCTGTACCTCAAGCGGAAATGTTCGCTTATACTATCTCTAAAGGAACTGGAGGATTTACCGTAGATGTTGATACTAACAAGATGATTGTAACGATGTCTCCAGAGGAACAAACTAAACATAAAGAGCTTCGCTCTCAAGTTATCCCAGAACAGGAATTCGACAACGCTCACTTTGTCCTTTCAGTAGATGCTCAAAAGGAAGCTATCAAGACATTCGCAAAAGAGCACCCTGACTTGGATTTATCTAAAATCTTTGAAGATGTCGCTGAAAAGGAACCTGAAACGGAGGATATTTTCTCACGTAACGAAGGACAACCTTTAGATATCTCAGATGATGATCTCCCTTTCTAGGGAGTTCCGTCTTTCTACCTATAATATAAAACTTTGGAGGTAACAAAATGAAAATCACACAAGTAAAAACTTTAGAGCGCCTTGACCGCATTGTGGTCGTAAACGGGGAGCCTCACTTTGTAGCATGTACTCATCCTGCTGATGAGAATGACCCTCCTGCGTATGACTTATATGATATCGAATACGGTAATGCCTACTTTGGTGAAAGTATTGTCGGATTAGGTGGATTATCTGATGAACTTACAGAGGCTGATCCTGATTGGTATGTAGTTCCTGTTGGGTTTTTCAAATAATAGTTATTGACAACCTCCTCAGGTTGCTGTAATGTAGGTAACATAAGAGGAGGAGATACTATGGACAACGTAAAAAAGTACAAGCAGTTAAGTATCTATGATTTTCTAGACGGAGAATCCCAAGAGGTTGCGCCTTCCGAGACTATTCCCCAAGTGGATGAAACCCAAGATAGCCATGAGCTACCAAGTAGTGACCTAGATACTAGGAAGAACTGGGAGATTGTACAAGATGCCCACAATGAGTTCTTCGAGAAACCTACAGATGATGAAATTAGCTATATAGTATTCACTCAAGAGATTGCGGCTATAGCGTACTTAAAAGAACTTACAGAGGATACCGACAAGACTTCTGACAAATGTCAGGACAAGCCTCTGTTCTCTGTAGGTGATGTTTGTAAGGTAGTAAACACCTACGAAGAAGACACTGAGGACTTTGGTTACTTGACTTACACCGAAGGAAAGACAGTCAAGGTTGAAAGTATTTTAGAGGGGATCCATAGTACTTCTTACGAGTGTTCATACTTACATGAACCTAAAAGGTGGAATGGTTTCTTTAAAGCAAGAGATTTAGTAAAGATTTAGTTGTAAAATAAAAGCGTTAAATGTTTTCGTTGACACAGAGGAAAGACTCTGATAGAATTGTAAGAGTAATACACCAGCGACATTCGAGGTGGATAAACATTGAGGAATGTCGGACACCCTGAGAGAAGGGAAATAACTTATAGCTGTAAGAGTGAGTCGAGCAGCAAAGTAAACATGAATGACTTCGAAAGAGTAATACGGAAAGTTACTTATAAGAGTATCCTTGAACAGTTCCCATTACAGACATCTTAGGAGTTCGATAACTAAGCAGGTGACGACAAGTCACTATAAGGTATTCTACATCAGCCTCTTACGAGGTGAATACCGTTCCAGAATGACACTCTGGAAAGACAGAGAAGCATCTGCGTTATGCTTTGTTAACGTGGGAGTGATTCTCCGAAAAATCCGCTTAAGGCAAAGCGTTATCCTACGTGACCTAACTTCTAACTAAAGTGAGGTGAACGGGAAAGCCTTCTTTCTTCATAGCTTTGCGTAGGAACAGAGCTATCTTATATGAGATTTATCATGACATGAATTACGTTTCAATACTGACAGCTGGAAAGACAGCACACACAAGATATATCTTGATCCCTCGGTAGGTGCGACTGCTGAGGGATATTTTTTTTGCAAACTTTTTTAATAAAGTGTTGACCTCTAAAGTTATACATGTTAAGATGAAGTCAGTTGATAAGCACAAACAAGAGAGACAAGAACTTAAGAGGAGGAAACTAACATGAATAAGAAACCTATCGGATTTACTCAAGAAGATAAATTAACAAAAGTGGAAGAACCTAAAAAGAAATCACCGTTTAAGGGGGTTGCACTTGCAGGAGCTATTGTACTTTTTGCAGGGTGGCGTTTAACTGTAATGTTCGGAGACGAAGAAGTTAAACCTGTCAAGGAGACAACTCCTAAGGTAGAACAAGTACAGGAAGAAACTAAAAAGTATCAACCTGAAAAGGAAGTACAACCTTCAAAGCCAGTCGCTGAAGAGTGGGGTCAACCTAAGTTAGATATCTACGGTGAACAACTCATGGGCGTATTCAATGCAGAAATCAATTCCACTAAAGAGAATATTATTTTCAGGTCATCATTCTCTTATGCGGATGCTTATACGTTAGTCATGAAAGTAGATATTACAAATGTGATGAACATATCAGGTAGCTCTGAGGAAGTAGTCGAATTAGGTATCACTCAAGGGGCTGAAGCTTATAAGATATATCTACAAAGATTCAACAACCGTATATGGAACGGTAAAGGTGCAGGACTTGTATTGAAGGTTCAAAACTTACAAGGTAAAACTATTACGGAGGTAACACTATGAGAGATCAATTGGATTGGGAAGCATTAAGCGAAAAAGCTGAAGAGTTAATTAATGAGCAAATAGAAAAAGAAACTAAACTGTTATCCTATATGGTAGATGAATATGCGAACGCAAAAAGTCATGCAGATTTTAAACGTATCGGACTAACTATCCGTAAGTCATCATTGAGGGTAGAAAGGCTTAAGAGTAGTGATTATTTTTATGATGTAAGAGGACAATTTAAGGAGGTAACACTATAATGACAAATGAAGAAAGAACTTTAAAGAGATATGCTTACTCTCAGATGATAGAAATCTACACGAAACAGACAGAAATATTCGAGAAATCTGTGGAAGACAAAGTAAACTTAGTTACGTTGAAAAGTTATGGAAAGCATTACGCCCTGCTTTCGAGATATCAAGAATTACTTAATAGTCTAGAGGAGGGTAAATCATCATGACACATATCATTAACCCACTGCCGTTACATATGGTAGTTGAAACTAAAGAGAGAATGAAGCACGGATTGAAGAACATTAAGCAAATTAAGAGACTCTCAGGAGCAAAGAAACCTATTGCGGATTTATTCTCTGGTGAAATATTCCTAAGAGAATCTAAATTGATGGACATGGTAAAGCGTGTCCAATCTCTAGAGGACAAGTTCTCCCATGAATATGGTGTCTATGAAGTATTAGAGGTGCATACCACTGGAGAGATATTCCGAAGCTATTTTGAATGCCACATGACAGCAGACTTTGAAGCTGGTGTTACTTTAAGAGGGGTGAAAGGAAATGCCATTAGTATGGGTAGGTAAACACCGCATAGACGTTGACTTAGTGGACGAGCTCCAGAGCTACCACTGGGAGAGAGAGCGCTGGACGGATGACAAGCTTACAGCTTGCTCACCTTTTAGATATGACAAGTCACCGAGCTTCTTTGTAAACTTGACGGATATCGGAACACTTGAGGTTGCAGGATCATGGAAGGATAGCGGAGGAGGTACAAGCGGAAACTTTGTAGATTTGATGGCTCACTTAATGGAAACTGACTACGATTCAGCTCTGGAGTATTTACTTGATAAGTATGCCCCAGTTGCCTATGAGGAAGCTACAAAGTTACACCCTTGGAAGTCGTTGAAACCTTTCAAGCCATTAACTTTAGAAGGTGACGACTTTTCAGGTTACTTAAAAGTATCCAGGAAGATATCTTATGTTACTCAAGAACGTCTTGGATGTGTGGGGTATGATACATCTGTAGCCTTTCCTTGGAAGAGCCCTATGGGGGATATCATGGCAATTAAGTATAGGTCTGTATCTTCAAAGGTATTCCAATACGAGAAAGACGGTTACCGTATCAATCAGCTACTCTTTGGTATCGACCAAGTATATACATCTAAAGCTACAACTCTTTGGATATGTGAAGCCGAGATAGATGCTCTCACTGTATGGGAGAACGGTTACGCCGCTGTTGCCTTAGGAGGGTCATCTATTTCAAATAGACAAGCTGAGATGATATTACAGTCAGGAGTGGAACGGGTAGTAATTGCATCCGACAATGATAAAGCTGGGAAAGATTTAGCTAGAAAGATTAAGAAAAAGCTTTACAGTTTGACACTTTATAATGTAAAATGGGATTTAGAAGGTGATGACATAAACGCTTACTACTTAAGAGAAGGGAAACTCCCAAAGCCTTATAAGGCGTTCAATGTTGAAAGAATTAAAAAACTTAGGTATAACTAATTAGAGAGGATTGATTATGAGAGATGGCAATTATCGTAACTAACAAAATGGAAAGAGATATCCCAATAAGAGAGCTAAACACTGAAGAGGTTGAAGTTACGTGTTATATAGCTAAGATAGTTTACCACAAGAATTTAGCTAGAACGCAAGACTACGCAAGGGATGAGCTTATGAGCTTTCTAAATGAAGAGGCATATTACTTAGCTTGTAAGTGGGATCAGAAAGGAGATATGAAAAACTTAGGAGGTTATCTCTATAAATATCTAACTCTATTATGTAAAGACTATAGAAGAAATGCTTACTATCACGATTCTCATATGTTAGCCGAAAGAGATAAAAACAATGATGGGGAAGAGGCTCAGTCTGTATGGGACAAGCTATCTATAGAGGATGATTTAAGCATAAACTCCGTACATATGTACGAGAAAGGACTTAATGACCGTCAGAAGCGCATCATGTGGATGCTCTATGAAGGTATAGAGATGAAGGATATCGCCTCAGAGTTAGGGCTTGCAAGTAGAACTATACGTAAAGAGAAAGCAAACATCAGGGATATCTTGAAAGATAATCAATTTAAAGGTATCGGCGAAGGTTATTATAAAAGTAAACGTGGAAGAACGCTTCCAAACATGAAAGGTGGAAACTAAAATGAAAACTTACAAAACGGCTAGAGGATTAAATAACGCATTAAAGAAAGCACTCGGAAACCCTAGCGTTTCACACTCATCAGGAAACATGTCCGACGGGTACATGATGTTCCCTGTAAAGGATAAAGACACCTATAGAGTTATCATGATACGAAATGGATTTCCTGAGAAGTTTATACCCTACGAAGATAGTTCTGACTTCCCTGAATGGACTATGGAGTTAGCGAGAGACTTTGGGGGGACTGTTGAAGCAACTCAGATGTTCGACGGTACTTCTGCTTATGTAGATATCACTCTGGAGGTGAGCAAATGAACATGAAAGATTTAGTAAAGTTTAACAACATTATAGATACCATCGTATTATATACAGGTGTCTCACGTGAGGGTGTAATTGCCGTATTGCTGACATATCAAGACATTACTAAGGAGGTGAGCAAATGAGTAATAACTACAATGTAAACGATAAAGTTGTAATCATTAAAGGGGAACAAATTCACGGCTTTAAAGTTGGATCAACTCAGATTATAACTTCCATTGGAATGGGAGGGACACTCTTTATAAGAAACGAAAGAGGATTTGCTAAAATGGTTAATCCTGATGAGATTAAACCTGTAGAGCCTAACTATTCAGACGATGTTCCTGAAGGTGAATTCGTACCGAGATTCTTTAAGCGTACGGCTATATGTGAAACTAACGAGGAAAGGTATTACTTTAGAGAAGGAAGTATCTATATAGAAATTGACCCTAAAAGATGGGACGAGTTAGGTATAGATAGAGAAGCTATCGAGAATCTAGACTTATTCGAAGATGAGAAACCTGTATTGATTACTGATGAGGACGGATATACTTTAATGGGTAGTTTTGACATTGAGGATGACTTTGAGGAGGTATTTCAATGAGAATAGCTATTTGCGGTTTTCCTAGAAGTGGAAAAGACACTGTAGCATCAATCATTAGAGAGTTACATCTATCAAGTACAAACGACACTATGGATAGACTTGCATTTGGTGATTACATGAAAGAGGAGTACTACGATGAAAACCCTCATAAGGCATATATGCCTAAAGATAGGGAACACATGATTTCATGGAGTCAGCCGAAAGTGGAAAAGGACAATCTTATATGGGTAAGGAAACTTGAAAGAGACTTAAGGGATATAGTCCAACATGATGGTATCTTTGACTTTGTGATAACCGACCTAAGACAACCTCACGAGGAAAAATGGTGTCGAGAGAATGGATTCCATATCGTAAGAGTACACGCCCCAGAGAAAAGAAGACGTGAAGAACAACTTAAGAGAGGAGAGAATCCTGACAATAAAGACTTGCCATATTATGTACAAGCTGATTTCCATATCTACAATGATGGTTCCTTGAAAGATTTAGAAATAAACACTCAAAAGTTATTGCAAGTACTAGAAAGCTATGATAGGATAAAGACAGTTACCAATGAAGTAAATACTAGAAAGTGAGAGATGACTTATGAGATATAGCACGAAGATAGAAAAGGAAATAAATTTATTAGCTTCAATGATTTACAGTAAACTTGATCAAGACGGACACTGGAGGGCTAAGATATTCTTTACAGAAGACCTTATGGAGACATTTAAGACAACTAGGGTAGTGATTTACCGTCAATTGCGACACCTTAAAGAGTTTGGATATATCTCATATGTCTCTCCAAAGGAAAACAGAGCTGGAAGAATAAAAACATTGCAAACTTTTGAGTATGATGGTACAATAGAGCCAGAAGCTCTTGAGAGTATAGAGAAGTTCAAGTCTAATAAGTTGAAAGTGCTATCTGCCATGTACACTTTAAAGAGTGGTACAACTAACGAGGTCAAGTACCTTGTAGGGGATGCCTCTAGAGCTACAGTATCAAGATTGCTTCTGATGCTTGAAAAGGAGGGCAAAGTAGAAAGTCTCATAGAAACCTACAAAGGAAGTAACTTAGAAAATATATGGAGGGTTGCTTAGTGAGTAGATTATCAGAGTTATTATCTTGGAAGGAATCATACATTAGTAAGATTGAAGACTTGGAGAATGCTTTAGGGCATATTGATAATGAGATTGCTAAAGAAGTAATTAAAACTAAAAAGGAGGAAAACTAAAATGAATAACTCAAAAGTAATTAAAGGAAATGACGGATTAGGGACAACTACTGTTACTCAAATTGAGGACAAGCTAACAATAGCTCAGGAGCATATGAATAACGCTTTTATGGCAGTACAAGGAATCTTACAAGCTCATGCTGAAAAGAACGGTGAAGAAGTAAAAACCTTTAGAGGTGTTCCTGTTGAGCATGTACATCCTAATATGGCATTCACCTTCTCAGATTTCGACAAATCAGTTTCACGTACTTGGAAGAAACAAGACTTTAAAGATGCTGTAAGTAATGCTGCTTTAGGCTTAACAGGTGAATCTGGGGAGGTTGCTGATTTAATCAAGAAAGGGATATATCACGGGAGAGGGTTCTCTGACTTAGAACATAAATTCAGTAAACCTGTAAGAGAGACAGACGTTAAAGATGAACTATCAGATGTACTCTTCTACGTTTCAGCTATGGCTCAAGAGTTTGGATTTACCTTAGAAGAAATCGCCCGTCACAATAAAGAGAAGTTAGAAAATAGATACCATGAAGGTTTTACTACAAAGGAATCAGCTGAAAAGAGGGACAAACATACCACATGGTCAAGAGAATACTTTGAAGATATGGGGAGGATTTAACCATGAAAGTAACTAGTGTGAATCACCTTACAGGATTTGAAGCTGTGGAGCATGTAATATCAGGTGGAGACCTTTTCTTCCCTGATGGTCAGGGTATGTGTAAGTGTTACTATAATGATGAGGACTTTAGCTTTTACTTTATGAACTATCAAGGACAATCTCACCGCACAGGGTGGAATGAGGCTTACATTGCAAATCGACTATGGGAAGTGGAGAGATAAACTTAGATGAATCACTTACAAGAATTTAATCACAATTGGAAACCTTCGGAGGAAGGAGCTCGAGTACATATAGGGCTAACTATTAAGAATTACTCAAAGTTGGACAAGCTAGTTTTTCATAAACAAATGGATATTACCACACGAGGGTTAGTCGTTGCAGGCTTTACACCTCAGAGAGCTGTTGAGCTCATTCTTGGGGTATTTTACTTAAAGGAGATGAACGCTGGTGAATGGATTGACCGAAGAACAGCGCACGAGATTATCGCTTATTAGTAACCTTGAAAGTGACCAGAAAGATTACCTGATTGCTGGAATCTTAGGTATAATCGATGCCTGGGAAGGTTATGAATCTAAAGAGGATACCGCTCTAGAGTTATTAGACAGTATTGATAACATGGTAGCAAAAGCTTATGAGAAAGGGAGATACATATGAAGGATAAGCCTGTAGTGTTTCAATGCTCAATGGAAAAGGAAGAGTATATCCGTGTAAATAAACACTCTAAGGGGAATGTTCTTATTGAGATGTTCTCCCCTTCACAGGTAACCATGGGAGAAAATGGACAAGTAGTCCTAAACTCATTAGATACGGAAAACCTTATTTATACACTAAAACAAATATTGGAGGAAAAATAAAATGAATAAAGATGAAGCTCTTGAGTGTATCAAAAGAGTAATGTACCTAGACAAGAAGGGTATATTGGGTATTCAAGTTAAAGAATCAATCTTAAATGAAATATTACTTAATGTTATTGAAAACGCAAAGGAGAGAAACTAAAATGAATCCAATTAAAGTAAAAATGTTCACTAAGACGGTTTGTCCCACTTGTAAGATTGCTAAACAGCAACTATCTTTCTTGCCAGTACCTGTTGAGATTGAGGAAATTAACATTGAGACTGATTCTTTTATTGATGAGTTTAACGTTAAATGGAATAACGCTACGGATTACTTAACAGACGTATTGGACTCGATGGCTACCCCTACTTTCTTGTTTGAATCTGGAAGAGTCATAAGAGGTTACAATGAAGGTGAACTTCGAGAGGAATTAGGGCTGTAAAGATAACTAAGGAGGTACTATTATGAGTGTAGATAAAAACAATTGGGGATACGATAAAGAGACATTACTTTTATGTTTAGCTGAATTACATCATGCTAAAATTATATCAGGAGATGATCATATAAAAGGAATACAAAATGTACTTAAAAGTGATTATCCTACTGAGTTAAAGGAGGTAACCTCATGAGCAAGAAACGAACAGCTAAATACCAAAAGAGGGAGGCGAAATCGTCCTCCTTCCCTTATAAGGCTAAGTACGATATTATGCAGTATAGAAACGATGACGAGTCACATTTAATGTTTTCAGAAGGTAATACTTACATCATGACCGTAAAAGATATGTACAGTTATACAACAGAGTCAGAGCTTGAAGATAATACATATCTTACGAGGGAATACTTGAGAGAACATTTTGAGGAGGTAACTGCATGAACAAACGGGAATACTTTAAAGTTAGAAATAATCTAATCAAATCAGCCGAAAAAGGTGAGATAAACTACACTGAGTTTAATACTCAGATGACAGAACTAGCTCAAGAGTTTAAACCTCGTTGGGGTAAAGAGTTAAGCGAACAAGGTAAAAACTTAGGTGCGTTACTTATGAAGATGAAGGAGGAAAACTAAGATGGAATTATTTGCCCCTATATTCTTATTAGTATGGTTTGTATTGACAATTCCTTTCTGGTTGTTTTTACCTATGAAGATAGCTGTAGATTATATCGATAATGATTATTTAGCCGCCTGGCTTGGAACTGTACTGGTATTAGGCTTCGTAGTAGTTACAACCTTCATAGGTTTAATCGTTGGTGATTTTACTTACAAGTTGATATTTTAAATCCTAAAAGGACTCCTAAAAAGGGGTTCTTTTTTATAGATTAATATCCTACAAGTTACCACTACTAGAAATATATGGAAGGTATAATCTATACTCTATAGCATACACTTACAAGGATATCTCACAAGCAAGTGCACTATCTAAAGTGTGTATTTATTCCTAAATGGATATGCTATATCTAAATAGATGGCATCAATTGTGGGTAAATAAGCTACTAAAGTACCCCTAAATAGACTACCTTAAAAGGCACCCTTATATGCTACCCTTAAATGCTAGTGTAAACCCCTAGATATAAACCCTGGAGCTATTCCCTACCTCTGTAGTGTAGGCTTATTAGAGTGCTTATATGGTAGTACTATCTTGATAGAGTGTAGCTGGGTTGTGTGAGGGCTATTATGTGATACTGCAAAGGGTTGTCAATGCTTGCCCTATAGTGTACATACATATAAGCTACTACCCACTGAGGTACTACTCCCTACATTGTACTATGCATACAGTACTCACTCACATGTATATATCTCACGAGCAATCACATAAAAGATTGTGAATCACAATAGAAAAGCGTTTATGCATAGCAATAAACGAAATAATAATTGCGTTTAAGCATGAATCCGAAAAGGAAAAGGCGATGCGACAATGATTTTAAATTACAACTTCGTATAACATATATTATGTAACCTGAATGTGCAATACATCACAAAGTTTTATCGACGAGGGCACGAGGGGGTGGGGGGTGCCTCAGAAAAAGGGCAAATTTCCCCAGGGAACCACTTTATAGTATATCCTACATGTGAAAAGCGACCCTCCCCTTTAAGTTTTCCCTCACACGTAAAGCCCTTTTGAGGTAGAAATTTACCCTTACACGTAAAGCGCACACAATTAAGTTACTGCACTCCCTCACAAGAGATATCACACAAGCAATGCTCACAAGCTACCGTCCTCACAAGAATATCATATAGAAGAGATTGGCGAAAAGTTGACGAAACAATTTAGGAAAACCTCTTGCATTCCCCTTTGGTACATGCTATATTTAAGTCAGTCAAAGACGACGGTTAACTCACAAGATAAAACGAGGAGGAAATAACGATGAACAGCTATAGGGCAGTCTTTTACTATCTAGGGCTATCTCTATTGTACCTACCTTACAACTTAAGCTTGGACATGTACGTCAAGTGGATACTCTGGAGAGATTACCAGTTAGATAAACTACAAAGATGGATACTAAGGAGGAAACGCTAATGCTAACAATAAATACTTTAAAGGTACTACCTACAAGTAACGTTATAGGTTTGAAGATTGACAGCGGTGAAACGACTATCACCTACCGAGAAGCTGAGGAGTTGCGAGCTTACCTGACTCGTGTACTTGATGAGAAAGAACGTAAGCGCTGGAGATGGGAACACTTAGGAGAGTTCGTTAAGGGAGGAGAAATACGATGAAGAGACACCGTATTAAGATATTGAGGGACTTACGGGGCAAGGCTTATGAGGATATCCATAAATATGAGCGAGAAGGTGAGGATATCATGAGATGTTATTCTAAAGGTAACTATAATGCATTCAAACACGCCCATGACATTGCTGAAGACGACCACGAAGAAACACATGGATTCTTCCAAGGGTCTCTAAAGGTGGCAACCGTATTAGGATTCCTATACATTGTCGGGTATGTCTTATCTATAGGGTTTGGAGGCTGAGGAGAAATTGACAGCGTGAGCGAACGCGAGCGCATATACTAGATAGGTTGCTCGATACAGAGAGGACACTGAAAAGTGATCCTCTTTTTTGTGCCCATTTAAGGAATACTTTAAAGGGATTACTCATAAGATACAGTATACTTGATTGATTGCTAGGCTGTGTAGTGTATCTGGTAAGGGTAACTTCAGGGGTGGCATACACTTCTCTATAACGGATAAGCTACCAACTATGAGCAATTATTCCTAATAAGAAAGGACTGTTCACTCATGTTTCTCTCCATAGGAACGGCGCTGGCGCTGATACCCCTCGGGGTATATGCCTACCGTGATTTATCACTTAAGTTTGGGATCCCTTTTAAGATTGATTTACCTGAAAAGCCTTACCCTAAATGGATTGTACCTATAGGAGTCGACGAAGAGAGGAGCGAACTTGTACTGGATTTCTCTAAAACGCCCCATGTTTGCCTTGGAGGGGGTACCCGTTTCGGTAAATCTAATTTGCTTAATTCCATAATAGTTAGTCTCACGAGAAACAGCCCTGAAGATGTGACTTTTACATTGATTGACTTAAAAGGGGGCTTAGAGTTTGGAGCATATGAAAGTATGACTCAAGTCGTATCTATTTCGTATGAACCAGAAGAGGCGCTTGTATCCCTCTCTAATGTGTATACTCAAATGCGACTTGTTCAGGAAAAGCTACGCTCCAAAGGTTTGCGCAAAACTTCAGAGAAGAAACACTTCATAATAATTGACGAAGTTGGGGAACTTAATCCCTCTGAAGCGGTTGACTCTGAAGAAAAGAAACTAAAGAGAGCGTGCCAAGCTTATATGAGTAAGATAAGTCGTTTAGGTGCAGGGCTTGGATTCAATTTGATTCTGGCAACTCAGTATCCTACAGGGGACGTATTACCGAGACAGTGTAAACAAAACAGTGATGCGAAGATATGCTTTAGGGTACAATCTTCTGTAGCCTCTAAAGTTGTGCTTGATGAGGTAGGGGCTGAGGAGCTTCCAACGGTAAAGGGTCGGGCACTATTCCAAAGAGGCGTAGAACGTTACACCGTGCAGGTTTATCGTGTAAGTGAGCAACAAATAAGGAATACTATACAGCAGCACAAAAGGAATACACTTCTAAGGGAGGTTTTACATCATGAAGAAGCACCTGAGCGAGCGACAAGAGAAAATACTTTTATCCTTGAAGAGACACTCTTTTCTAACGAGGACACAGCTGTCGAGAATCAACTCTTTAGGGAAGACAAGGAACACAAATAGAATACTTTCTGAGATTGACGAGTATTTGAATCACTATAGGGACGGATATGATACTGTTTATTATTTAGGGAAGCTGGGGAGGGAGTATGTCCAATCGAAGCGTAAACTCCGAAAGAATCAATTTGTGGAGCATAGCCTTCGGAGAAATGATTGGTTTATCTACGTAAGGTGTCCGTCTTATTGGAAAAGTGAAGTGAGGATTGGTGATAATGTGGAGACACAGATATGTGATACACTCTACAAAGAAAACGGGTTCTTGAAGATACTTGAAGTGGACTTAAAGCAGACAATGGCTATCAATAAAGAAAAGATACGTGCCTATGCAGGTATACTAAAGAGAGGTACTGCCACAAAACAATTAGGGTATTTTCCTATAGTGGTATGGCTCACTACTACAGAACTACGTAGGAAACAATTGAAGAGTATCTGCAAAGAATTTGATTTACCTGCAGAGGTTTATACAAAGGAGGATATTCGCTGATGCGAGTATCTTTTTTTATTTTAACGAATAGTATTGACTTATTAGGAATAAACTAGTAAGCTATGATTATAAACATAGTACATATCACTTAAGGAGGAAACGAAATGAGACATTTAAGATTGAGGCAAGTATTAAACGCCCAAGGATTTACTGGTAAGGAATACCGTGAAGCAATTGCTTTCGAGAAAAGAAACTGGAAAGAAGACAATATGTCATTACCTACAATTGGACAAGTACGTAAGATGCATGAGACACTTGGGAGCTGGGATAAGCACACTGAATGGCTTATGCAGATTGGGCTAGCCAAAAGAGGGAATGTCTTAAAAGATAGATGCTATAATGTTTTACATGTTAGAGGTAAATCAATTCGCCTCAAAGCAAACTACAAACCTATCAAGGAAGCTAATTTTAAAGAACAAGAGAGACGAACTATCGAGTTTTTCGAAACTATGGGGGTGTAACTTATGAGGTCTATCCATAAAGTAGCTAAATCACTTGCGAGGAAACAACTTAACGGAAAAGATATCCGATCAAAGGTTTTATCTGAATGTGAGCATAACTCTTTTGATATAGACAGTATGAGAAAACTGATAGTTGAATATTATGAGATAGAGAGGGGAAAACTTGAATGGAGAAAGTGATTACTAGAAGGAATGGGGATTCTTTTACGATAATTGTCGATGATGGGTTTAATTGGACTAGAAAAATATCTATAACATCAAAAGGATATGCATCTATAAAAATAAACAGTAAGAGCGTACTTCTCCATAGGTTTATTATTGGAGCTAAGCAAGGGGAGGAAGTTGACCATATTAATAGGAATCCTTTAGATAATCGCAGAAGTAATTTGAGGATATGCACTAGAATGGAAAATACTCAAAACAGAAGAGCTAAAGGATACTTTTACTGTAAAAGAGATAAAAAATATATCTCCAAGTTAAACGTAAATAAGAAAACGATATATCTCGGAAGATTTGACAATCCTGAAGAAGCTAGAGAAGCGTACCTCAAAGGAAAGATTAAATACCATGGAAACCCTTGTGAGTATTGACTTGCAGGGGTTTTTCTAGTATACTAGTAAGTAGAGAATGATACTACAAAGGAGGAAACTAAATTGTCGACATGGAATGAATCTATCGCACTAGAAATGGAACGGATCACCGCTTCTAAGTTAGAAGCTCAAGAGGAAAGAGCTTCTAAGATATTGGAACTCTCAAAGGAATCTGAAAAGCTTACCCGTCAATCTACTAAGAAGGAGTTCAAAGCTAGAAAGTTTTCTCGCAATAAGTTCGAAAAATGGACGGACGTTGAGGGTTACGATGGATGGTACAAAGTATCTACGTCAGGTCAAATCTGGTCTGCTTATTCTGACAAGGTTATCAAGTTCACTCCTCATATCTATAGTGGTTACTTGAAAGCTCGCTTGAAGAATCCATTTACAGACTCAGGAGACACTCTCTACCTTCATAGAATCGTCGCTAAGGCGTTTCTACCTAATCCACTAAACAAACCTCAAGTAAATCACAATGACGGTAATCGTGAGAACTGCTCCGTATGGAACCTCGCATGGATGACTGAAGAGGAAAACATGAGACATGCTCAGATGCATGGACTTGGCAACGTCAAGTTAAAACCTATTGAGGTTCAATCTATTTTTTACCTTTGTTGGGCATCTGATAAGAACCAAGATGAGATTGCTGCAATGTATGGAGTCTCAAGAGGAACCGTATCAGCTATTAAGAATAGAACATCATGGGATTTCATGACTGACAATAAAGTACAATCTGAAATGGGGTTGTTTGAATGAGTAAATATCTTCTATTAGGATTATCAATTACACTTACTCTTGCAAGTGTATCCGTAAACACTATGACATCATGGGACTTTGCAGGAACTTTATGGTTCATAGTATTTGTAGTAAGTATGCTTGTATCTATATTCGAGATACTTACAAAGTAAAGAGGGGACTAAATGTCACCCTCTTTTTAGTTGTCCCATTAAAGTTTCAATTAACTCAAACTGTTTCTCGATGATTTTCTGTTTAGTAAGTACTTCCTCTTTAGTTGCTTCTAGCTCCTCTTTGGAGTTTCTCAGTGCCTCCTCTAGGGCTTCAGATTCCATTCTAAGAGTGTGTATCTCTTTAGTGTTATAATTGTCCTTTCTACTATCTAGGAAGTCACCTTGAACCTTCTTAGCTATCTCAGACGTATATCTGTAAAGCATTGTGTTAACATCAAGCTCATTCATGATTACAATCTTATCTGTTTTCAAATTAATGAAGGAAATCATTATCTCCCCGTTTTCTAAATAGCGACTTATTATCTTGATGCGACCATCCAAGGTATTGTACTCCTTACCAGGTGCGTACTTTTTAGACTTCTTAAGGAAACCTACACGGTTACTATCACTTATCTTACGTTTAGATTCAACTACCTTGATATCTTTAGATGAACGTCTGCTTTGCTTATTCATTTGATTACCTCCAAAGGTTTATTTTTTGCTTACACGACTAGTATACGGAGGTTGTCCTAAAAGTATACACGAAAAAGAAAATAAATTTAAAGGAATGATACTATCCGTTTCGTCATACCTTAAAGTATAAGCGTTATCACCTAAGGAGGTAATTGAAATGGCTAAGGAGAAATGTGAAAAGTGTAACTGTCTAGTGTCTGCATGGCTATACTGGAGGAAGAACGGCAAAGTATATTGCTCAGAAGATTGCGCTGAAAGGGATTGAGGGATAAAACTTTATGGTGAAATCTTAAAAGTGTGTGGCTGAGGAGCTACGCACTTATTTTGTTGTCTGTCAATAGGAAAATAAAAAGTCAGTTAAATTAAGTTTTCATTACAATTGTAAAGATTATGTAAATAGTGTTGACTTTTGTAGGAATTTGGTGTAGAGTGAAGAAGTAATCTTTTAAGACCTTAAGAGATTTAATAACTTTAAAGATAAAACATAACTTAATAGTACGAACGTAGTGAGTACAAAAGAACTTAAAGATCTTGTCTTCACTATCGTTCAGACTATCAACTAAATAAACACTTTAAAAGTATCCGTTAATGTGATATACTATTGGTATAACCTTAAGAGGAGTGAGGAACTTGGAAGAATTGACTATGAAAGAGTATAACTTAAGAATACGAACGGCTAGAGAACTTTATAAGAAATACGGTAAACGCGGAGCTACTTTTGAGTTAATAATGAATTACGGTTTCTCAAAAGAATACTCAGAGAAATTAATACTTCAAGCAAATCTAAACTATTTAGGAACAACTAATAAATAGAAAGGAATGATGACTAATGGCAATTGCACCTTCGGAGATAAGAGCCAAGTTTCCACAAGACCCTTCTGAGTGGAACGGAACAGACTTATCCAAAATGAAAGAAATCCATAAAGCAATTAATCGCGAGCTTATCGCTTCAGGGATGGACTATCGAGGAATAGCTACGAAGTATGAATACAACTTATCAGCATTCTACCGTATGACTCGACTCCCTCAATGTATAGCATATAGAGAGTGGCTTGGACAAGCTGGCAGGGATAAACAAATAGCTGACGCTAATGAGGTTCTAGCGACCCTTACAAGAGTCCTGAGAGAAGAAGGCTTTGATGAGCATGTCACTCCAGGCGGTGATATCATTATTAAGAAGAATGATACTAAGGATCAACTCAAAGCGGCTGAACTTTTAGCAAAAGCATATGGACTCTTAATAGAGAAGCAAGTACAGAAGACAGAACAAACTATCGTGGTAGACATTGAAGGTTTTGACAATGAGGATATAATAGACGTGGAGGCGAGCGAATGAGTACTTTCTTAATAGTTATCTGTTTAATCCTCCCTATGTTGTTTTCTTTCATTGTAGGCTTCTGGTTCTGCATGTGGGGGTTCTATAAAAAGATTAACGGAATAGATGAAAGATATCATACTGTGGGCGGAAAGTGGGCGGCTCTTTATGAATGGATGAGTAAGTAGCTCTCAGAAGCCTCAGATTCCCTTGTAAGGTAGGTGAAACATTTATGTATACACTAGGAGGTATTATCTGTCTAGTCATCGTATGTAGCCTCCTAGGGCTTATAGGTGAAAGCAAGTATTATACGAAAAAGTAAAATTATTTTCTAAAAAGGGTTGACTTATATATACGAGTCATGCTATACTATTTATAGATGAAAGAGAGGCAACTGATCCTTTAGGGGTGAAACTCTTGAGTAGTCACCTCCTCCTGAGGAATTTCTCACTGGTACGTATGAGACCGAATAGTGAGGCTTTCCTTTGAAGGTTCCCTCAAAAGTAAACAAATGGGCTGATGATATCCTATGGAGCGAGCCACTACAATAGAAGCTGAGAAGGGAACCTTGAAAGGAAAGTGAAATGCGAAAGCTAGAAACTCTCCATAGGAAGTATACGAGTGCTTTCTAAAGAGTCTTTTTACGAATACAGTGGCTTGACAGCAGACACTTTAAAGAACAGTCATTGCTCAAGAGGTTACGGCTCTTGAGCTACCTCCTTTTTGAATCCTTGATAGGAACACTCCTCCTTCCGAAGCCTTAGTTGATCCCCCTCCTAAGCAACTCCTATCAAGGTTTGAGAAAGGAGAATCCCACATGACTCAACCTCTAAAGATTCAATTTAAGAAGAGGTTCTTCAATGAGATTTATCTCCCTACTCTAAACGATAATTCACACATTTTAGTATTTTACGGTGGGGCTGGTTCTGGTAAATCCAGATGGGCTTTCCAACGTCAAGTAATACGGTACTTAAGAGATAAGCGTAAATGCTTAATTATCCGTAAAGTAGGGGCAACCATTCGAGAATCAGTATTTGCTGAAATGAAGGCAGTACTTTCATCGTATGGCATTTTAGACCTCTGTAAAGTATCTGAATCTAACTTCACAATCAAGCTTCCAAACGGGAGTGAGTTCATCTTCAAGAGTATTGATGATCCTGAGAAGATTAAATCTATTTCGGGCATTGATGATATCCTGATAGAGGAAGCCACAGAGCTAACTCTTGATGATTACTCTCAGTTGAAACTACGCTTACGTTCACGAAATCCTCACAATCAGATTATAATGATGTTCAACCCAGTGAGTAAAACCAATTGGGTGTACAAGCATTTCTTCGAACAGAAAGACCACCTCATAAACACAAAGGTATTACACACTACCTACAAAGATAATAAATTCCTTCCAAAGACATATGTTGAATCACTTGAAAATATGATGCATACAAACCCAACGTATTATCGTATTTACGCTTTAGGTGAATTCGCTACTCTGTCAAAACTTATCTATGAAAATTGGAAAGTTGAAGAATTCAATATTCATGACCTTATCGAAAAAGGTATTTCTACCCCACGTTTCGGTTTAGACTTTGGGTTTACAAATGACCCTACAACCTTAACAGGTTCCTTAGTAGATAGACCTAACAAGACTTTATACATTTTCGATGAGCATTACCAGAAAGGAATGACCAATGAGGATATCGCTGAAATGATATTCGATAAAGGTTATTCTAAGCAGGTTATCACAGCAGATTCATCTGAGCCTAAGTCCATTTTAGAAATCAAACGGAATGGAATCAGAAAAATTAAATCTGCTAAGAAGGGTAACGACTCGGTAATGTGGGGCATTCAGTTCCTTCAAGGGTGGAACATTGTAGTACATCCTAATTGCAAGAAAACAATTGAGGAATTAGAAAACTACTCGTACATGAAAGATAAGAAAACTAATGAGTATATTAATAAACCTATAGATGAATTCAATCACATCTTAGATGCATTACGTTATGCAATGGAAGACGAGATGCCAGAAAACAGAATGAATACTATGACGAAAGGAGCGCTAGGAATTTGACCTCTGCAAATATTCAAGCTAGTTATTACGCCCCGTTTGTGTTCTCAGAACCTCGAAAGCATTACCTCAGCAATGTGGATGACTTGAAAGATATCGCCAATAAGATTGTATGCTTCCATGCTAGACAATCAGAGTATCGTAAGTTGAAAGACTACTATGATAATATCACTAAGATTAACTTCCGTCACTTTGATGATTTGACTAAACCGAATAACCGTATTGGTCACCCCTTTGCGGAAATTATAGTCAAGAGTGCGACGTCGTACTTTACAGGGGAACCTATCAAGGTACAACCTCACAAGAAGGATAGACAAAAAGAACTTGATCGTATCCACCTAATTAATGACGTTGATGATGTAAATAGTGAGCTTGATAGATTGTCCAACATCTACGGACATGCTTTCGAGATTCACTGGAATGATACCGTCAACGGAAAGAACACTCCTCGCTTTAAAGCAATGTCCCCTCAAAACGTTATGTTATTCCACTCGATGGAAATCGACGAAGAGCCAATAGCCGCAGTGGTATGGACAAACCATAATGACGCTGCGACGAATGCCTCAAAGTATTCCGCTACGTTGTACACTCCAAACACTTCTCAAAAGTTTTCATTTAACTTATCAGGGGATTCCATTCAAGACATTCTCCCTCAAGCACCTTCTCCTCACACTGTAGGGTATCTTCCAGTTATTGAGTATTTAAACAATGAAGATAGAACTTCCTCATTCGAGAAAGTAATAGGCTTGATTGATGCGTACAATACAGCTCAGTCTGATACAGTCAACGATATTGAATACTGGGCAGATAGTTATCTTGTCTTAAATGAGATGAGTGGAACTGATTCAGAAGATATTGCACGAATGAAACGTGATAGGGTACTTCTCATTGATGGTTCAGGGAGTGCTGAATTCCTCAACAAGCAAACTAATGATAAGCATTTAGAAAACTTCAAGGATCGCCTCACTTCAGACATTCACAAGTTCTCTCAAGTACCGAATTTACATGATGAACAGTTTGCCGCTAACTTATCAGGTACGGCTATCCGTATGAAGATTAAGGACTTGGAAGACAAGGTATCTGAAAAGGAAATGAAGTTCAATAAGGGATTTCGTAAGAGATATGAAATCATATTCGCTACCCTTGATAAGGTAGCTCTAGAGCAAACGACTGACTTTGTTGAGTTTGTTTACACTCGAAACATTCCTATGAACCTTGTAGAGATTGCTGATATGGTTGCAAAAGCACCTGAAGGACTCTGGTCTAAAAAGACACTTCGAACTTTATACGCTATCAACTATAAAGAAGAAGCTGAAGCGGCTCAAATCAAGAAAGAGCAAGAGGAAGCCAACAACGCAATGGCTACAGTTGACCCTTTCAAGGTTGACCCTAAAGAGCATCCACTAGGAAGCAATCAATCACCAAGCGGTCAAGGTGGGTCAACTACTAAGGCTAAAGAGCCGAAACCTAAGGAGTAATGTGAATGGCTGATATGAGAAACACCACCGAGAAACAGAAGTGGCTTGAGAGGGAAACGTTAAAGGTGCATGACGCTATTGAGCGTAACCTTGATAGTTATTTAGCTAAAGTGGAAGCTCAGTATCAGCACGTTTATGAAACCCTCTTGAGTGAAGTCTCTAAACTTCAAAAAGATTTAGAACGTGGGCGTATCACTTCAGACTATATGGAGTTGCGCACCAATGTTTTAATTACTCAACTAGAGAACCGTGTGAGGGAACTTAATATGGAAGTTGCTAAAGAGCTCCCATCTAAGTTAGCTGAATACGGTAATTACTCTAGGGAGGGGATGGGCAAGATTCTCTCTAAGATTAATACGGTTTCCTTGCCTGTACGTTCCATTGAGTTCGTCGCAGGTTTCCAATATGCTGATTACACTTTTCAGTCGAGTATCAATAAAGCTGGTATCAAAATAGGGACCAGACTAAACAAGATATTCTCTGAAGGTCTCGCTAAAGGGTGGGACATTAAGAAGTACACGAAAGAAATTCAAACCGTTGAGAAGTTTACAAAGTTTGAAGCAAATAGGATTGCACGCACTGAAGCTAACAGGGTTGCCACTGAGGGTTCTCGCTCTACCATGAAAGAATATGGAATTGAGAGAGTTCAATGGAATGCATCACTGGAGAAAAGGACGTGTCCTGTATGCTCTGCACTTCACAACAAGAAATTCAAAATGGGACAAGAACCTCCTTTACCACGTCACCCATTTTGTAGATGTGTTTTATTACCGGTGGTTGAGGACTAAACTAAATCAACTTTAGAGGGGCACAAAGTGAACCTCACGAAAGGGGAAAATTAATTATGTCAGAAGTACAAGTAACATTAGAGCAGGTTGTCGAGTTAGTTAAAACAGATGAGGGAGTTCGTAATGCTTTACAGAGTGAATTCTTAAATCCTGAAACGGTTAAATCCTTTGTAGCTACCCCAGAAGGTGGACAAGCTATCCAGTCATTCGTTGACTCGAAAGTAACTAAAGGTATCGATACTTGGAAGAATAATAATCTTCAAGGTTTAATTGATAAAGCTATCATTGATGCGAGCCCTGCTGAGACACCTGAACAGAAACGCATTAAAGAATTAGAGTTAAGCTTCCAGGCACAACAAGAGAAGACAGCCTTCGCAGAACAACGTGCATATGCGCTGAACTTAGCTCAACAGCGAGGACTTCCAACTGGGTTGATTGATCGCTTTGTAGGTAAATCTGCTGAGGAAACTCTTTACGGTGTAAACACTTACGAGTCAGAATTCAAATCAGCTGTACAACAAAGTGTGGAAGCTTTAACGGGTGGACGTGGTCGTCAACATTTACCAGATAACCCAAATGTGCACCAACATCAAGGAGCTCCAGAGCGAAAGTTATCTCAAATGAGTTTATCTGAACAGACTCAACTGTTTCAGGTTAACCCTCAAGAGTATAACCGTTTAGCCTCTATGGAGTAAGTACTTGCCTCAGGTGAGACTCCTGAGGCTTGATAAAACTAAACTTAAAAGAAAAGGAATGATTATACAATGTCAATCACTATTAAACCAGGTCAAGGATTATGGGTTAACAATACAGCCCCTGCACCACTTACAGGAGTAGTCGATACATCCGATGTAAAAGCAATTGTGCCTGAGGTCTTAGCTGCATCTATCGAGCGTAAATTAGGTTTAAATATTAAATTCTTACCTTTAGCAGATGTGAATAGCCAATTAGTAGGTTCTCCTGGTGCGTCTGTTACTTACCCTACATGGTCATATATTGGAGACGCTAAAGATGTTGATGAAGGTGGCGCTGTAGGTCTTGATGAAATCCAAGCAAGCACAAAATCTTTCATTGTTAAGAAAATTGCAAAGGATTTAAAACTTACTGATGAAGCTATCGAGGCAACGAACAACGCAGTAGTAAACGAAATTGATTCACAGTTCGCTTTCTCTATTGGTTCTAAAGTAGATAATGACGTACTAGCAAACTTACGTGCAGCAAAAACTGCTACAGCTATCCCTACAGTTGCCGCTGATATCTCTCAAGAAGGTCTTGCTCAATTACGTGTAGCCTACGGTGAGGATATTGAAAACACGGTATTGATGATTTCATCTAAGGACTATGGAAAGATTTTAGCTCTTAAGGAATTAGTAGTAGCTTTAAACGGACAACCTTTCATGGCTGGACATGTTGGGACTGTAATGGGTATCAACCTAGTAATCTCTGATAAGCTAGCTGAGAAGGAAGCGTTCCTTATCCGCCCAGGCGCTTTAGGTATTGCTTACAAGCGTCAACTACGTGCAGAACAAGAACGTGACATGGAGCATCGCTCTACTCGTGTAGGTGTAGACTTACACTATGTAACTTACGTACGTGACGAAACTAAAGCTAAAGCCGTAACGTTATCTCCAGTGGTTACACCCTAACCCTCCAGAGGGTAGAAGCTCTCTGGCTCCCGAAGAAGGGACGGAAGAATCCACTCCTCCGACTTTAGAGGAAATCATTAAAGAAGCATCTGGGAGCTAGTCTCCCTTTGCTTTATCTTATGAGGTGATTAAATGAGTGTCACAAAAGGATACATCACTGAAGAGGACATTGACCCTGCTTACATGACTAGCTTAGTAGTGGCAATCAAGCCAAAACTAATTGCTATCGCTAAGAAGGATGATCCAATCTTTGACGATGTGATTGAAAGCACTATCTATAAAGTATTGATTTATATTAACAGTATTGTACTCCCTAAAGCTTTACACTTCACGGTTGCTGAGATGTGCGCCCGTCAGTTAATAGACTACGAGACAGGTCTTACTTCTGAAAAGGGTGAAGGTGCTGTAAAGAAAGTTCAACGTGGTGGATTCTCTCAAGAGTTTGAAACTAAACAAGCATCTTCAAGTATTCCTCGAGGTACTCAGTTCATGCAAGATTATGCTAAATTCCTTAATAGGTTTAGAAAGATGAGGACTATATAGCATGGCATATAAATCCCCTAAGAATTACATTGAAGAAACATATGACTCTCTTATGACTGTCACCCGTGAGCAAGATGTAAAGCAATCCAATGGTAGTTATAAAACTGAAAAGGTAAAAGTCTATGAAGATAAACCTTGTGGTGTCTATGTCCATAGAGCTGAAGAGTTTGACAGACGTCGCAGCGTTCAACCTGAAACGGGAGACTTCAGAGTTTTCTGTAGCGGAGATTTGATTATCTATAAAGGTGACCGAATCGACTTCACTCAATATGGAAGAACTTATAAGACTATCTGTGGTGACCCTATTGTGTATGAAACACATCAAGAGGTTGTTTGTCGTCAAGAGTCAATTGCTTCAGGGGTGCATAGCTAATGGCTAGATACTCATTGAAGATTCATGATGAATCCTTTAAGTCTAAGCTTGCTAAGTTCTCAAAAGGATTAGGGAAAGAAGCTGATAGAGTTGTAAAGAATTCAGCAGCTCAAGGAATGCGTACAGCTATCAAGAATGCTCCTAAGGACAATGGAGACCTGCAAAGGTCTATCCAACTAATCCCGTTGAAGAGGACAGGCACTACCTTGAAAGGTGGCTTTGATGTAAATATCAAATACGCTGCTCCTCAGAATTACGGGTTTGTTCACAACAAGTCAGGTGAGTTTATTCCTGGTAAGTTCTTTATGGAAAAAGGATACGATGCTGTAAAGGTAAAAGCTGAAAAGGAAATGAAAAAAGCAATAACTAAATTTCTATCGGGGTGATATACATGACAGGAGTTGGCACTAGTTTTTACACTGAGGATGTATCACAGGCATTTGAAGACGCTTTAGTTGCTGAGATACTTAGAGTATTTGGTCCTGATGCCAAGGTCTACCCTCAAGGTAAGACAGGTCAAATACCTCCAGAGTGTATAATCTTTGTAGCTAAACCGATGAACTTCTCAAGAGCTTCCACTTCAGTGCAACGCAGGACTATTATGATTGATGTTGCTGTAGTGACGGGTAACTCTTATGGGTGGGCATATGACATGCTCATGAAACTAAAAAGTATTAAACTTGGGGAAGTCGAAAAGATTATACCCTCTGGACGATTCTCAGAAGTTGACGGGATAGTTCACTTCACCTCTTACATGTATCTTGTAGAGGTAGATTAAAACAGAAAAGGAATGATTCATATATGGCAGCACCAGTAAAACGATCAGGCACAACAATCATCGGAATCGACATGGGCTACTTTGCTCCATTCTTAGATGAGATTGCAGAAACTTATGAGGAGCCTTTCAAGCTTGACCCTATCGCAGAGTTATCCGTGGAGCCAGAAGTCAATACAGCTTCTCAATACGGTGACAACATCGCAATCGAAACAGCTTCTGCAATGGGTGCCATTAACGCAACGATTGCCTTCACAGGTTTAACTCCTGAGATTGAAGCTAAATTGTTAGGACACACTTATGTAACAGCCGACCGACGTGTCATTAAAGCTGCTTCAGATATCGCACCTTTAGGGGCATTCCTATATAGACGTATGCGTGCGGACGGAGGTTACCGCTACAAAGTATTATACCGTGGACGCTTCTCAATTCCTAAAGAGGAAACGAAAACAAAAGAGGATCAAATCGAGTTCCAAAACTCAGAGCTAGGCGCTGTGTTTATGCCTCGCTTAAGTGACCAGGTTTACGATATGAGTATTGATGCTGATAAGGCAACTCCATTAGTCCCTGATAAGTGGGCGACTAAGTTCTTCGAGAAAGTATTGTTACCTACAGAGACACCTACAGCGTAATCTATAAAGTAAAACTAAAAAGGGAGGGCATTGACCCTCCTAAATATTTTAACTACAAGACTTGGAGGTCTTAATAATGAAATTAACTTTAAAAATCGACGGTGAAAATAAAGAATTCGCTTTATCAGGTTTTATCCCAGCGGTTATCTTTAAGAAATCTTTACAGTTTGCACACGCAATGGATTCCAATGATGGTCTTGACCCTGATTTAATGGAACGCTTAGTTGAGTTTATTGCTCAAGATATCTACGGGGGACAATTTACTCCTGACGAGTTCTGGGAAGGTATCGACTCTCGAGACTTTATGACAGTCTTACAGCAAAGCATATCAGCGCCTACATTCAGGGCACAAGAGAAACTCGCTCCGTTAAAAAACTAAATGTCAATGGCTCGACTAAAAAGGACTCAAAACCTAATCCCATTTTAAAGAGTCTTGGAGTCATTGACCACCCATTATATTCTTTCATTATGGACTTCTATAAACAACAAATGGAAGCAGGTCATCTATTGAGCGAGATTGATAAACAAAACTTCTTAGATTATCTTGATATGATGGTATATAACGCTACTCAGGATTATGTCAAGAAGCTTGTGGCACTAGATGACTCTAAATACTAACATAATGAAAGGATGGAAACTATATGGCACAGAATGAACGCTTTGGGATTGATGTAGTACTCAATGACGCTCCCTTTCAATTAGGCGTACGACGGATGTTATCAGAGCTTGGAAGGCTAAACAATTCCACTGACGGGGTTAGCAAGTCAGGCGCTAAAATGGGATCGTCATTCACTCAGTCGTTTACTCAAATGGCTGGAGCTCAACGGGTAGTGCCTCAACTTGCTGGAATCTCTAGAGCATCCACTCAAGTAGGACTTTCAGGAACTCAAATGGGCAACTCCTTTAGGGGAGCATTTGCTCAAATGGGAAACAATAGTCAAGCACTCCCAGGGCTTGCCCGTGTGAGACAATCAGCAGATTCTACAGGGGAGTCTGGAACTAGAATGGGAGGAAAGTTCTCTCGAGCATTCTCTAGTATGGCTGGGGCTAGTAGGGTAACCTCTGGAATGGAAAACCTTACAAGGTCATCCAACAATGTAGGAAACTCTGCTGAGAGAATGGGAACTAGATTCTCTGAAGCTTTCAATCGCATTACTGGAAGAGGGCGTGAAGTAGTCCCTGAAGTAGAGGGAGTAAGAAATGAAACTAATAGGACTGCCGAGGCTGGTCTCAATATGGGTAATGGATTCGGTAAGTCGTTCGTAACTATGGCGGCTACTACAGCAGTCGTTGCAGGTATCGCCGCTGTAGGTAAAGCTACATCGGAAGCTGTTAAGATAGGGATGGAATACACGAAACAGATGTCAGCCGTTGAAGCTGTATCTGGGTCTACATCTGTACAGATGGCGGAGCTTGGAAGTAACGCTCGTAAGCTAGGAGCAGATACTAAATGGAGTGCTACTAACGTAGCTGAAGCTTATGAGTATATGGCAACAGCTGGCTGGAACTCTAATCAGATGCTTGACGCTTCACTCCCACTGTTAAACCTTGCAACAGCAGGGGCTCTTGACCTAGGACGTGCTGCGGATATCGTAACGGATACAATGACCCCTTTCGGGTTAGCCGCTACTAAGGCTGGTCACGTATCAGATGTATTCGCTAAAGCTGGCGCAATGGCAAACTTAAATGTTGAACAATTGGGAGAGACAATGAAGTACGCTGCCCCTATCGCTGCAACCTTTGGGGCAAGCTTGGAAGATACTACCGCAGTGGCTATGTCATTTGCCAACGGTGGTATTAAAGCCTCTATGGCAGGGACTGCATTACGTGCAGGGTTATCTCGACTAGCTGCACCCCCTAAGGCAGCCGCAAACGCCTTAGAAGATATGAACGTAGCGACAAAGAACTCCGACGGAACTATGAAGGGGTTACGGGATATCATTGCGGATATGGCACCTAAGTTTAAAGCCATGACAGATCAACAGCAAATCGCAGCAGCAAAGGCTATCTTTGGGGAAGAAGCTTACGCTGGTTGGATTTTAACTCTAAAGGGTGGCGTTGAAGAGTTTGATAAATTCCAAGGTGCTCTAGTTAACTCAGATGGTGCCGCTCAAGCGATGGCTTCGGTAATGTCTAACAACTTATCGGGGGCTATGGATAATGCAAGCTCTGCCGCTGAAAACTTAGGGCTTATCCTCTTTAGTCGCATTGAAGGTGGATTGACTGCTGCTACTAATGGATCAATAGGTTTCATGACAAGTCTCGCTCAATCTATTGACCCAATGAACAATTTAGTGGAAGCCACAAAGTTAATGCAAGTGGAAGACCAGAAAATGGCTCAGACTAAAGCGATGTTATCTCAACAACTAGCCAGCGGTACAATCACTCAAGAGCAGTACAACCAACAACTGGAAGCCGCTCAACAGAATTATACCAATAATACAACCTCAGCAGGTATCCTCCAACAAAAAATGTCAGACCTAGATGCACAACTTGCAGCAGGTAACCTCTCACAAGAGGAATACAATAAGAAGAAAGCAGAAGCTGAAGTGTTTTCAACTAACATGGGTAAAACCATTGATCAAGAGAAGCAGAAGCAACAGGAACTAGGCGAGAAAATAAACTGGCTTAAAGGTTTATGGGACGAGCTTTGGAAGGTACTGAAACCTATCTGGGACAACATGGCAAGCTTCATTAAAGAACAGTATGACAAGATAATGAACTTCATCAAGGAAAACTCTGCGGAGATTGAAGCCGTATGGAAAGCTCTCTGGTGGGTAATCGAAACATTTATCAAACCTATATGGGACGGAATCAAGCGAGTAATCTCTGGAGCCTTAGATATCATCATGGGATTAATTAAATTCTTTGGAGGTATCTTGAATGGTGACTGGTCGAAAGTCTGGGAAGGTTTCAAGCAAATCTTAAAGGGGGCATTCGATATTATCATTGGTCTATTCGATATGGCATTCATGAAGACCCTCATCAAGGCACCTCTAAAGTTTGGTAAAGATATTCTTAAGTGGGCTGGAGAAACGTTCTCTAATCTATTAAAAGGGATAGGCAATTGGCTTAAGGAATTAGGTCCTCTAGGGTCTAGGTCTTTTGGGGACTTCTTAAAGTCATGTGTAAATACTTTAAAGAATTTACCTAGTGAAATTGGCAAATGGATGTCAAAGGCAACCGACAAACTTAAAGAAGTCGACTGGAAATCTGTAGGTAAGAAACTTGTGCAGAGTCTCATTGATGGTATTGTTTCCCTTGGAAGTAAACTTGCTTCAGAGGTAGGCAATATTGCTTCTAAGCTTAACCCGTTGAATGCTTTCAAGGGAGCTCCAGATACTCCAGTGGGACGTATAGGCGGAGGTCAGCTAAGAAGCGCAACTTCAGAGGTAGGCTTGAGTGCTTTGCCTACGAGTGGAGGGTTCATGCAAGCACCTACAGGTCTAGGGGGTCTCTCAAGAGCTATGGAGCCCATGATGTCAACCCTAAGTACTTTAAACTCTTTAGGATCATCTTCTTCAGGAAGCTCTTCAGATACAACATTCCAGTCACGTACTCCTCAAAGTACAAGCAGTGGAAGCATCACCGTAGAGGTTCCTCTATACATCGACAAAAGAGAGTTTGCGAGAGCAACTGCTGAGGTTATGTCTACTGAGCAATCAAGTATTAAATCTCGACATATGTCAGGAATAGGGGCTTCTAAGTTTTATTAAACATTATAAAGTAAAGGAGGTTGCTACATGGTAGTAATCGAAAAAGTAAACAACCTCCCTAACTTTGACTTTAAAGGTATCAATAGTCTGGCTCAAAAAGTCTACATGACTACAAAGCCAGATATTCCCTCTCCAGATATGCGTACGGAGAGTATTGTTGTCAAAGGTAGGGACTCTTCTTACACGGTAACAGACGGAACATATGACGATATCACTATCTCTTTCGGACTAAGAACCTATAGAGGAGTGGACACCTATCAAGATTCTCTAAACAGGTTAAACACTTGGCTAAGAACTGAATGGAATCCAGAACTTAATGAGATAACTTTTAGTGAATACCCTCAGTGGATATTCAAAGTGAAAAAGATTCATCCATATACTTGGGAGCACTTCCCTTCTACAGGTGAACTAACTACCAAGATAACTATGACGTGTGACCCTTTCAAGTATTCTGACATCCGTACAGTTGTAGCAGGTGTAACGACATCTCCCGAGCCAATGCCTCCTCTTGAGTTCAAGTTCAGCAACTCTAATGATGAAACGAAGTCCAGAAATGAGAGTGTCCAAGATATCACCGACCTTACCAAGTTTGGTTACACTAGAGTTCTAGATGATCCAAGCGTTAACGGTAATGACTTGAATGATATAGATGGGAAACTTACGTATGCTCACCAAAGAAAGTACACTTCAGGAACATACCGTAACATGATAGATGATTTCTATAGTGCTAAATTCTCAGTAGTGGTTGAAGGGATTGCCTCATCAACTACAGTGTATACTACAAGCTCAACTCACCTGAAGATAAATCAGTTCCCTGGAGGTAATAAAGCAATATTGAAATGGACGACGGAGACCTTGACAGCAGGGAGGGACTACTTCTTCGACCTCAACTCTAATCAGTCACCAAGTAATTTAAATATCTTAATTAAAAGACCTAGTGGGGTAGTAATTGCAAACGTTACAGGACAATCCTCGGTTATCTTTAAAGCACAAACTACTGAGGCTTATCTTGTTGAGGTTTCTCTTACAAGTAAAGTAGATAACTTCACAGTAGAAGACCCTCGACTTCACCTATATGATTACACTAATAGGAAAACTATTAGAACACCAGCCCGAAAGAGCATGAGCGCTTGCCAGGTATTTGCTTTCAATGTAAAGAAGCTTGTGGCTAAGATAGAGCCTAACTTGTTAACGGATAGCATGACGGAATCACAACTTAAAGCAACTTTGAAGACCAGGAAACTTGTAGGGACGCTCCATGCATATTGTATGCATACTTCCAAAACATCAGTAAAGTTACATCACTTTACAGGTACAGGCTATACTGAAATATCTAGCGGTGCCGTTGATAACACACATGTTAACAATGTATTCAATACAGAGATAGACAGTACTTCCTTTGTAGATAGATTATTCTACAGAAAGAAAAACAATATAAATGAGCTTTGGGCTATCTTCCTTATACAAAGCACTGGAGACTTTGACGACCCTAACATGTCACTTTCCCCCTTCTTCTTATCTACCGAGAAAGTATCCTTAAGATTAGGGATGGACATACAACCTCAAGCAAGTATCACAATCAATAATGAAGGGACTGCAAAGTCATTCCCTTACTTGAAAATAAGAAAACAACCAACAGCTACAACTTGTAAGGTGACATTCACAGGTAGAGACGTACAAGGGAGACCTTATAAGCGATACATTGAGATTCGCAACTTAGAGAACGTGTTTGCTACCCAGCAGATTGAAGTAGATTGCGACTTTAAAGATATCATTAGATTCGATAGAGCAAACCCCGTGTACCCTCTACCATGGAACATGTGGTCAACCACTGATGGGTTCCCTGTAATGAACCCTGGAAGCAATACTATCACCGTAGAGAATGCGGATAGAGTAGAAATAACATGGAGGACTCGCAGGATTTAAAATCTTGTAAGTCCTCTGAAAGGAGAAACATATGCTTACAGAAGACTTACCTGTATTGATGGAGTTTAACCTCCCAAGTGGACACACTTCGAAGTATGAGTATTGGAAAACCTTAGGGGTATGTACCTTAAGAGATACTATTGACGTTAAAGTGATTGAGGGACTTGACGGAGTATTCCATGTAGAATTAATTTACCCTGAAGATGGTTGGAAAGCTTCTGAGATTAAAATAGGGCGTGTCTTAAAGGTCCGTACCCGTCAAGATATGACATATGCGGAGTCATTGAATTATATAGAGCCTGGAGCTAACGGGACAATACCTGAGGGGTTTTATCACCGTCTAGGGTGGGAGTTCCAGCCTTTTTATATAAACGATTTAGAGTACGATGAAAGTGGGATGCTTATAGTGAGAGCGGTCCATTATACGTACAGACTCCAAGAGATATTCACTTCAGCTTTTGAAACTAATAGGACACCCGAAAGAGGTAGAGAATACACAAGAATACAGAAACCTTTCAATGCCATTGGTAAGGACTTTGTAAGATACCGTATGTATAACTCATACACAAATGAGAACTTTGCTACTATAGAGTTCAGAGACCTTGTAGGCACCATCACTACAGATAATACCCATAAAGGGAGAGTCAAACTTGGGGATGTCAACCTCTATCAAAATATTGCGCAATTCTCAGAAGTCCCTCCATGGTTGACTGGACCCGCAAAGGATAATTGGGCATATAAAACCTTTACAGCTACGAGCAGAAACTTTCATGACTTCTTATTGAATCCTGATGAGAACTCCCTTAAAGGACTCTTTAAGTTTGATGTCATGCGAGATAAAGATGCAATCATCATGACAGACAATCGATCCATGAAGACATGGAAAGATGCTTATGAGGTCAATTACAGTCGAGACATTAAGAGAATTAAAGTAAGGACGGACATGTCTGATATCCTTACAGCTATCTTCCCTTACACCACTATCGAGGATGAGTTTACTTATCAAGTCCCAGACCCTACCACGAATGAGCCTAATAGAATGAAAGACGTTACGGTAACATGTAAGTTTGAAGCCAATCTTGTAGGGGCACCTACATCTTACCCGTTTTCATCTCTAGGGATATTCCATCTCCTCCCTGTAAGCAGTCAAAAGGCTTCCATGTATAACGCTGTGAGAATGGACTTAACATCCTATGTAGATACTGCTGGTCTTATTACGGATATCAAACAGTACCGCCAACAAGACGGAACTTACTACGTAGGGGCACCAGGAACCAACGTAGCAGCAGCCGCAGTTGGTCGGACATATATGACTACTGCGGTAATGAACTTCCTTAAAGATACTGATATTCAATACGGTAAAGCTACTGCTGAAGTGGATTTCGTTTCTCAATGGAATGCTGTAGAGTCTCAATATAGAAATAACCTTACAAGGTTGCGTTTAGGTGATCCCATCATTATCAATCATGAACCTTTAAAGTTAAAGATTTACGCTCGTGTAACAGAGACAAACTTCAATAGTCTAACAGGCGAGTACGAGTCTTTAAAGTTGAAAAGCTATTCAGTAATACCATACTAGATAAAGGGGTGACCTATGGAGATACTTTTAGAGAAAGCTATTACAACCTTATTCACAAAAGAGACTGCCTTCTTTGGATTATTCATTGTCAGTTTCTACTTGCTTTATACGGATAAGGTTAAACTACAAGACTTCTTAACTATTCAGCAAGGAGTCTTGAAAGACTTGACCCATTCAGTACAGGACATAGCTAAGACCCAGGAGAAGCAACATGAGCGCATTGAACGAATGGAGGACAACCTCGACAGGTTTTACGATAAAGTTAATAACCGAATTGATACCCATATAAAATGAAGGAGGTCATACCATGGAAGAAGAAATTAAATCATTACGGGAAGAAGTCGCTGCATTGACAAAAGCCTTGGAGGAGGTTACCTCTAAGGTAGATATGCAACGTAAGTCAATCAACCGAGTAGATGAAAGTCTGACAAGGACTAAGTACTATCTAGGTATTGCGCTCCCAGGGGCAAGACATTTCTTTGAGTAAATAAAACTATAAAGGGGTTATTGTTATGACTACAGAAATTAATGACGGAAGAATTCAATTAAATCCAGGAGATATTATAAGTAATAGAGATTACAGTGTAGCATGTATTGTACCTATCAAGGAAAAAACTGAGATAAAGACTACTCTTATATTTTCACATGACTATTCAAACGTTTCCACTATATACGATTCTTATGCATACCCTAAAGATGTTTACCATGAAGAAGGAGGATATTGTTATCTTATAGATAAGGATAGAAAAGCCCCTGGAGCTATTAACGAAAGTTTGTCTGATATCGAGGTACAAATTAAAGCAATCGAAGAGATGGTTAAAGGGTCTCTCAAAGTGAAAGATGTTGAGGGGACTCCTAAATACTACATTGACAGTCAAGTTATTCTAAATAATATGACTGTTAGTCAAGATAAATCAGTATCTATTGAGAAGCCTGAGTAGACAATCTAAGGAGGTGAACATATGAACTTTAAAGATATCTTAAATGATAAGGCATTACTTTCAAAGTATATCGTATTAGTGTTTGCAGTCGTCAATTCAGTATTGAACCTATTCGGAATCCAAACGATAGGAGATGACCAAATAAATGATATTGCCTCAGCAGTCACAACACTTACTAGTGCTTTCCTTCTTCTTAATGTACGTGCTCATGAGTTAAGAAACTTAAAGAATGCACCTAATAAATAAAACTAGAAAGGTTTGAT